ATGGATATGAATACTCCAACAGACACCAGTGCCGGTGCAATCACATTATTTGAAGGTAGCCTGATTGAACCAGAAATGGACCGCAATCAGATCCACGTCAATGCCGCCTCAGATACTGATATTCTGAATGTCAAAATGCCACGCAATCTTTACCAGCCAAGCTGCCTGAATACGCTATTTGATAGTGGATGTGGTCTATTGAGTGCAGCATATGTGGTCAACACAGTAATCGAAGAAAACAGCACACCGAGCCGCATTATATGCACCTTAAATCAACCTCAGGGGTGGTTTACTCAAGGCGTAGTTGAGTTTACTCACGGCGTCAATCGGGGGATTAAACGTACGGTTCGATTGCATGAGTCGGGGGCTTTGTTACTTACATTGCCACTTTTGGAAATGCCCGCCATCGGTGATGCAATAAAAGTTTATCCAGGCTGCGACAAACGCCTGGAAACTTGTCAAAACCGATTTAACAACCGAGCCCGTTTTCGTGGTTCACCTTTTGTTCCTGTTCCTGAGACATCCGTTTAAATAACTTCTTATTCATTTTGCCAAGCACCCAATCGGGTGCTTTTTTTATGGAAAAAATAAAATGACTTTACCTACACCTGAGCAAATGATTGGGCCCACTGTTACTGAAGCTCAATTTAAAACTGGTATTCAAAATATCTTATTAGAGTTTTCGTTAGCACTGTTAGTACGAACAAATTTAGTAGATGACAACTTAAATGATGTAGTTGCAACAGGTATTTATCGCCAATTTGATAATGCTAAAGCTACAGTGGCCAGAAACTACCCAACAGGAACTAATGGTGCTGGTACGCTTGCAGTTATCAACAAAGATTCGCTTGTAATTCAAGAATACACAACCTGGTATAACAGAAAGTTTCGCCGTACAAAATATGGGACATTTGATTATCTTGGTTGGCAGGAAGTGCCGAATGCTGCCGACATTGTTCTTTATTACAAGCCGAATCTAGGCTCTGAGGATTTAGACATTGTTCTGGAAAGTGGCATTTATCGACAACCTAATGATGCTAATGCAACAGTAGCTAGCCACTATCCAACATCAACTAATGGTGCTGGAATTCTTGATGTAACTAATAGAGGTAATTTAGTTATTCAGGAATATACGACCTGGTTTGGTTTACGATATTGGCGTACTAAATACTCGACTTTTGCCTTTGGTGCTTGGAAAGCTTATGCATCTTTGGCTGACCTTGTTAATTGTATGCAGATCAAAAACCCACTGTTAACAACAGAGGATTTGAATGATGTAACGACACTTGGTATTTATCGCCAACAACAGGACGGAAATGCAACACCAGAACGTAATTACCCAAATGTTTCTAATGCTGCAGGTATACTTGATGTAATCCCTCATAATGGCTTAATTAGACAAGAGTATACGACTTGGTTTGGCCGTAAATTTTGGCGCACAAAGTACAGCACCTTTGCGTGGCAACCTTGGAAGGAAATTGCAACAGTTGAGTCGATCAATTCACCTTACAAGGGGAAGAAAATTGCAGTTTTTGGTGATTCTTTGATAGAGCCGTCAGGTGCTTATCCTGTTCGTGTTGCAGCAGCTCTTGGAGCAACTCTACTCAAGTTCGGTTTTGCTAGTCACACAATGTCAAAATATCCTGATAGCCCTTTAGGTCGAGATAAAGGTGCTATGTACCGATTTGCAAAAGCTATCAACACGGGGGACTGGGCCGATGTAGTCGCTGGCGGAGAGTGGGTGCGTGATAATCTTAATGATGACAATATGCCTCAGATTAACGCTATGGTTGCAACTGACTGGACGACTGTTGATTATATTGTCATCGCTTTCGGCACAAATGACATTTATTCAGCAACGCCACTTGGTGATAGCTATGTTGCAGATGAAACTGGTTCAACATTCAAAGGGGCGTTTTGTTATGTGATTGAACAAATCCAAGCTAAATATCCACATATTCAAATTATGTTTGTTACTCCTACATTTCGCACGCGCTGGTTCCAGACTCCAAACCCAGATCGGCCTGAACAAAATAGTGACACGTTGCCAGATGCACAGGGTAAGAAATACATTGACTATATTGATGCTCTTTTAGAGATCCGGAATAAATACCATTTACCAGTTTTTGATTTCTACAGAACAAGTGGCATTAATATTCAAAATGTTCTGACATATATGCCAGATGGAGTTCATCCAAATTCTAACGGCGTTGAGAAGTGGGCCAAAAAGTTCCAAGCATTTCTAATGGCTCACTAAATAGTCAGGAAAAGTGAAATTAATGAAAAATCTTGAAGCCGTTGCCGAGGCCATGACCTGGCTTGGCACGCCATATCATCATCAAGGCCGTGTCAAAGGAGTAGGAGTTGATTGCGGCACTTTGATATGTGAGGTTTTTGAAAAAGTAGGGTTGATGGATCATTTAGATCCGCGGCCTTATCCACCAGATTGGCACATGCACCAAATGGGGCAACGCTATTTAGAACATGTCCTTAGCGTGTGTTATGAAGTGGAAGAACCTCAACCTGGCGATCTGGTTTTATATCATTTTGGCAAATGCGTCAGCCATGGTGCAATTGTTGTGGAGTGGCCCACTATTATCCATTCCTATATTCATTTAGGCGTCATCCTGCAGGATGGCACAAAAGGAAGTTTAGCCCGCCGTTGTGCGGGCTTTTTTCGTATGAAGAGGCTGAAAGAATGAGTGGAGTATTTGGAAGTACCACAATCAGCATGTCAGATACCCGCATTAATTCAATGCGGATCCAGCAATCAGCATATGGTCTTTGTCAGCCATTGGTTTATGGAAAAACCCGTGTGGCCGCGAATATGTTCTGGTATGGCGATTTTAAAGCGATAGCTCATACTACAACGACAAAATCTGGTGGTAAAGGCGGCAAGACTAAAACCAAGAATACTACCTATACATATAGTGCTTCATTGATGCTTGGTCTGTGTGAAAATCAGATTCAAGATATTGGCATGATATGGGTGGATAAAGATCAGCTTGTGGCTAAGCAAGAAGGGGGGATAACTTTACAGCCTATAGATCAGCTCGGTTTCGAGTTATTTGATGGAAATAATAATCCGATGTGGGGGTATATATCGAGCGCTCACCCTAACCAGGCTTTGAATTATCCGTTTCTTGGTTATGTGGCTGCAGCAAACTATGACTTGGGTGGTAGTGCCAGTCTGTCTAATCATAATTTTGAAGTGATTAGCACAATTACATTATCCCCAACGATCCATGATGCCAATCCAGCGGATGTGATCGAAGATTTTATTAAGAATCCACGATATGGGGCTGCACCGAGTCTTAATATTGCCAATCTGGATGAGTTCAGAACTTATTGCCGAGCAGCCAACCTTTTAATCTCACCGGCTTTTACAGAACAACGTGAAGCCCATGAGATTATTAATGAGATCGTTGAGTCTGTTAATTGTGCTGTGGTACCAAGCCCTGATGGGCTTAAAATTAAATCATTTGGTGATGCCGCATTGACTGGCCACGGCGTAACGTTCACGCCAGATCTTACGCCGGTTTACCATTTAAATGATGATGATTTTCTTGGTGAAGATGAGCCTGTTAAAGTTCGCCGTAGTCGTGACACGGATGCATATAATCACGTCCAGATTGAGTACATAAATCGATACAACCAGTACAACACCGAAATGGTCGAAGCTAAAGATCAAGCCAATATTGAAATGTTTGGTTTACGATCGGAAGAGCCACAAAAGCTAACATTTTTTTGTGAGCCTAAGATTGCCAGGCACGTGGCTCAATTACGGCTACAACGCTTGCTGTATGTTCGTAATGAATACGAGTTTCAACTGGGGTGGAAGTACTGCCTACTTGAGCCGATGGATATAGTGACCATCACAGATGCGTCATTAGGCTTAAATCAGTTTGCGGTTCGTATTACTCGGGTGGAAGAGGACGACGATGGGGTGTTAACCATTACTGCTGAGGAAGTTGCCGAGGGTTCCAGATCTGCAATTGAATATGACCTGCAGGCATCCAACGGCTACCAGGGCGGTAATGAAGAGCCAGGTAATGTTAATGCACCGGCTATATTTGAACCGCCCTTAGACATGACAGATGGTAAGAATGAAGTATGGATGGCAGTGTCAGGTGGGTTGAATTGGGGCGGCTGCAATGTATGGGCCAGTCTCGATAACACCACTTATGAACTCATTGGAACAGTATATGGTTCAGCTCGATACGGTCAGTTGGTTGCACCAATAAGCGCCAATGCTACATCGATGCAGATCCAGTTAAATACAGCCAGTCAGTTATTCAGCGGTACCTTGCTTGATGCTCAAACAGATCAGACGATATGCAAAGTGGGCGATGAATACTTTAACTATCAAGAAGCAACTTTGAATGGATCTGGACTGTACACATTAAGTGATGTATTGCGTGGCCGTTTTAATGATGCTCAAAATCACAATGCAGGCGAAAGCTTTATACGTCTGGACAGAGCAATCTTTGAATATAGCTTTAATACCAACCTCATTGGGAAACAGATCTATTTGAAGTTCACCAGCTTCAACGGACTTGAACAAAAAGAGCAACCGTTGGATGAAGTCACTGCTTATAGCTACACGTTAAACGGTGGGCGGCCATCTGGTGTGATTGGCCTATCGCTTCAATCACCATTTGTGGGTACTTCTTTTAAAGTTCAATGGCAGAGTACTGCAGGGGCAAATAGTTATATTGTTCAGATATGGTCCAATGGTGTGAAGTTGCGAGAGGTTGAAACTACGAATACTGACTATAGCTATTCTATTGAAGAGGCCAAAGTTGATGGCGTTCAGCGTGCTTATACAATACGAGTGGCCAGTAAAAGAGATTCTAATTTAAGTACATTTGCTGAGTTGAGTATTAGCAATCCGGTACCACCTGTATTGAGCAATATTTATACCGCATCTAATGCTAATTCAATCACGATCAACTGGGTGCCAAGTGATGTGCCGGATCTTAAAGATTATGCTGTTTGGTTGAGTGCTACAGCTGATTTTGATCCAACCACAACAGCGCCGTCTTGGACAGGAACAGCACTAACCACCACCATAGGAGGGTTACAAGCAACAACTCCATATTATATCCGTGTCGCAGCGAGAGACGTATGGAAAGAAACAACCTGGAACTATTCGAATCAGATTACTCAAAGTACATCTGAAGCATAAAACATAGATTTTAATCTAATTAATTAGCCTCCTATTTACGGAGGCTTTCTTTTTTCTGGAGACAGAAAATGCAAGAACAAGCTGCAAGCGCGGTTGAAGCTGCTACAAACACAATCGCAGCAGCAGTAGTACCAAAAGTACCTTATGTATCAGGGGTGACATCAGTGGCAGCGTATGCAGCAAATATTGATTGGGCAGTATGGTTCTCTGTCTTTATCGGTGTAATCACTTTTTTCATGACGTTGTACTTTAAGCGGCGGGATGATAAGCGAGCTCAAGAGATCCACGAATTGCGAAAGAAGCAATATGAGCAAACTAAAGAACGTATAAAAGGGGATTTTGATGACAAGTGAACAAACTCGGGCTTATCTGGCCTTTGCCTTAGTTGCATTAATGTTTGTACTGGTAATCGCATTATTCTTTGTCGATATGCCACGGGAGAACAGCAACTTAATAAACACGGCCTTGGGTTTTGTTGCAGGGGCAATGACAACCGCTTGCGGTTTCTACTTCGGTAGTTCAGAGCAGGAAAAGAAAAAAGATAAAGACATCTAGATCACATCATTAAACAACCGCCTTCGGGCGGTTTTCTTATTTTTAGAGGACAGTAAAATGGATAGAAAGGCATTCTTTGACATTGCCCGAGAGCTACTAGGTGGCAAGCTCACGCAAAGCCAAGTTGATCGATTTAGCGAAATTTTGGATGAATACCAATCTAGTGGCATGAAAACCAGTTCTGTTGGTATCAATTTAATTACCAGCTTCGAAGATCTGGTCCTTAATGCCTATGACGATGGCGTGGGAGTCTGGACCATTGGTTTTGGTACCACGGTTTATCCAAATGGAATAAGAGTGAAAAGAGATGATAGCTGTACCAAAGCGCAAGCAATGTCCTTTTTTCAACATGATTTGAGGCGCTTTGAGGCTGCTGTAAATCAGGCTGTAAAAGTGGTGTTAAATCAAAATCAGTTTGATGCACTGGTGAGCCTGACATACAACATTGGTGAAACTGCATTTAAGAAATCAACACTATTGGCCAAACTGAATGAAGGTGATTTTATTGGTACAGCCGATCAGTTTAAAGTTTGGAATATTGGTGGAGGCAAGATCTTAAAAGGCTTGGTTCGCCGCCGTGCTGCAGAACGTGAGCTGTTCTTAAAAAAGTAATTAATCACTGCAGGCGCTCAGTGGTTTCATTAATCATTAGCGCCTGTATTTTGTGTCTTGTACCCGGCTGCACCGCTCACACTATAAACAACAATATTCATGTTGGTATATGTGTAAAAGCCCTCTGAGGAGGGCTTATTTTAATTTACGACTTTATATTGCGCATTCTCAAACTCCCCTTTACTTGAAAGAGTGAATTGAAATCTTTTGAATAATTTAAAAAAGTCCTGTAATGAGATATTTGTACTAAGTTTCTGTACATTAATTTCTTCATTATTTCCAATTTTATCGTCGTAATCTTTATCTTCAGGTATATAAATAATAACACTGAAATTATCAATATCAGATGTTCTACCCTTATAATTAGCATCTACTTTAATGCCAATAATAATTGTGTCTTTCGCCAAGTTAAAAATTTTTCTTAATTCACTTTTGAGTGTTTTAAGATCTGTGTCGTCGACAGCCACAGTACCTTTATAATCATCGTATTGAACACCAGCATTAAAATTTTCAAACATAGTTAATCCTTAATTTAATCGAAATCCAATAGAATCAAAATAAATCTATATAGTCAATTTACTTCTCCAATTATAGGTATTAATTGCGGCCCTGCTAAACGGGCCTTTGCAATAATTTCTACTAGCTCTTCATAAGTTAATTCAAACTTATCTTCGCTATCAAAAATATACTCGACATTCTTTCCTTCTAATTCAGGTGGCATATCAGGCACAAAACGCTTCGGAATGAGGATCTGTGCAAGTTGTTCGTTTGTTAATTTAAAAATATGCATAGTGATTACCCGATTCTAAAAAGTTCGTTCCAATTGGTTAAATATGAGGGAGAGCGGCGATTCTGGTTCATTTGCCAGATAGCTTTAGTGTCGTTACATAGACCAAGAGAAACATGATCCTTTCCGTATTTCTCTTTGATTGCTTCCATCGTTTGTGAAAGCTTTTCACGTTGATTTCGATGCGTGTAATCTGTGAAAAGATCAGGAACAAATTTCGATTTAGGAATTAACTCGAGTAGAACAATGCCGGCCTTTTTATATTTAAATCCCTTCTTATAAATTTGGTCGATACCTTTCATTGCGGCCCTGGTTATCTCTAACAAATCGTCTGTATGTTCAGGCATTTGTACAATGATATAAGGCGAATATCTTTCCTCTTTATTAAAGCGACCAGTCTGTATAAACACGCCGATCATTTTGCAAATAGATCCATCATGCCGCATGCGTTCAACGCCGCGAGTCACAAATAAACGTACTGAGGATTTGATATCATCTTTTTCATAAACTGGCTGGCCATAAGACCGGCTGCTAATAATCTGTTGCTTTGACGGGTTCTCGTTCTCGATATCAATGCATGAAACGCCTTGCAGCTCACGGACGGTTTTTTCCATTACGATAGAAAATGATTTTTTAATCTCTTTCGGATTTGACTCAATCAGATCCAGAACACTCTTAATATTCATTAAGTTTAGTTTCTTACAGTTCTGATGGCCAACGCCCCAGACTTCACCAACGTCCACGTGTGCGAGTATTTGCTCAGCAGAACAAGGGTCCATCTCCGCCAAATTACATACACCCTCAAAATATTTATTCTTCTTAGCAATATGATTTGCGATTTTCGCCTCAGTTTTAGAACGGCCAATTCCAATACAGCATGGCAAGCCTAACCATTGCTGAGCCTTAATTCTCATTTCTTGAGCGTATGCTGTTAAATCAAAGTTTTTCTCGAATGAGGTCAGCTCTAAAAAGCATTCATCAATGCTATAAATTTCTTGTTCGCCTGGTGCGACATACTGGCCAAGCATCAACATAAAACGCCGTGACATTTCCGCGTATAGTGCGTAATTGCTTGATAGCACTTGAACATTATGTTTTTTTACGATGTCCTCTATCTGGAACAATGGCACACCCATTTTTATGCCTAGATCCTTCGATTCTTGGCTACGTGCAACGGCGCAGCCGTCATTATTGCTGAGCACAATTACTGGCCGATCATTAAGCGCGGGATTAAAAACTCGTTCGCAAGACGCGTACATGTTATTCACATCCACCAAAGCGAATATGCGAGTATTACTTTTCATGTTTATTCTTCTTATTATGAGCGGTAATGCATACGCTTTAAGTTGAATGTCACTACACCCCACACAACGACAGTTTGGCTATCCTTGGGGATGATGTGCTCATACGCTGGATTTTCAGCTTTTAGCCAGAGTTTAGGCAGCGGATAATCTTCATCACCAAAGATCTCTTTAATATCTGCTTTAGACATTTTGGCGGTGATCATAAGACGCTTTATCGTTGAGTCTTTATTATCAATTAATGCGACTACGATATCCTGATGTGCAGCCTCTATGCTGCGATCGATGATAATTGGATCATCAATTTCGAGTCCAGCACCTAGCATTGACTCGCTGTCAACGCGAGCCATGAATGAAGATATAGGGTTGTGAATTAAATATTCATTCAGATCCACAGTTGTATCTAAATCATCTTTGGTGGCAAATGCAGGGCCTGCAGGAATACGCTCTAATGCCATCGGAATAGAGGTTTTTGATTTTGGCAGGATAGGTGTAAGGCCCAGTTTATCAATCAGATCCGTTTGCATTGAGATTTGTTCAAGCAAAGTGTTGATTGTAGGGCTCGGCTTCCCGTCATGACCCATGAGAGTTTGCAAACTCGACCATGCATCATCCGAGAAGTAGATTGGCAACTTCTTAGACATTTGGTTTCTCCTACGCTACGTGGCGTGTTTGGATTTACCTTTTTAGGATAAGATTTTTATCATTATAAATTCAAATTTATTTATCTGTGGATAAACAAGGACAAGTCAAAACTTGACGCTAGTCAGTGTGTGTTTGGTCGGAATTTATGCATTTCATTTTTTGGCGCTGCGGTGTACTCATCAACTGGCATCTCTACTAAAAAGTCTTTGGCTTGATCATGGCTGCAGCTAAGCCAATCATTACGCCGTCCTTTAGGTATGACAACAATAGAGCGCTTTTCATCGTCTGGCGCGTGAAACTGCTTCATGAACGGATGATCATCTGCATTGATCGTTAACATGCTCATCGAGATAACAAGTTCGCCGTTTAATGTGGCGTGTTCATAAATTCCGGCTACGGTGAACGGCATGTCATCTTCTCGATATATCCCGTACCAGTGCGACTTGCCATCGATATACTTTGGCTCAAAAATCGTCTCGACTGGAATCAAACAAAATTGATTCTTTGCCCATGCATGACGGAAGCTTGGTTTTGTGGCCACTGTTTCGGATCGAGCGTTATAAGTGTTTTTTACTTTTTTAATGTCATCAGCCCAGTTCGGTACCAGACCAAACCTAGCCGCTCGCCACTCTAACCCTTGCTCAGTTGCGATGATGATGGGTCCATCGTAACCAGGGAATAGGTCTGCTTTATAGTCAAATGTCGGCTCATATAAATTTAGTAGTTGAGCACGACTTTTGGCAATGGGTTCGTAATTTGCACACAT